TTCTTGCAAGCTGCCGAAATCAGCGTGTTCTCGCTGAATTTGTAAAATAAACGCAAGAGAAAACGCAAGAGAAATCTTAGCGGATTCTCTTGCGTTATTTTTTTGCGCATTTTTCAGGAAAGCGAGGGAACAGGAATGGCAAAACACATGACGCAGGATGACCGCAAGGTGCTGGAAGCTCGGTACAATGCCGGACAGAGTGTTGCCGGAATCGCCAGGGCGATGAGCTTCAACTATTCCACCATCTATAAGGAACTGAAGCGCGGCGACACTGGAAAGATGGATGCCAATGGCCGCGCAGGGTATAGTGCAGAGCTTGGGCAGCAACGCTTATACAACGCAAAGCAGCGGCTCAGGTATCGGGCGGATTGCCCGGCGGAGTAAGGTATGGGAGAAGTGTTCAAGCTGAACCATTGCTACAATGTGGACTGCCTGCCAGCAATGGAACTGTTCCCGGATAATTATTTTGATCTGGCGGTTGTGGATCCGCCGTATTTCTCTGGTCCGGAACGCAGAGGTTTTTACGGATCCAAAGTCAGCAAAATAGGCGTACACCGTGACTACCCCGTCTCTCCTGCTTGGAGTAAACCAGAGCCGGAGTATTTCAGGGAGCTGTTTCGAGTGTGCCGCCACTATATTGTATGGGGCTGCAACTATTTTGACTACCAGTTTGCTACCGGACGAATCGTGTGGGACAAGTGCAATGGAAATTCTAGCTTTTCAGATTGCGAGATTGCGGCGACAAATTTGTTTTCCTCAGTGAGAATGTTCCGGTATATGTGGTCCGGAATGATGCAGGGAAAAAGCATCACAGAAGGCGACACCATGCAGGGAAACAAGAGCTTGAACGAAAAGCGAATCCACCCAACGCAGAAGCCGGTTGCTCTTTATGACTGGATTTTCAAAAACTATGCAGAGCCAGGGCAGAAGATCCTTGACACCCACCTCGGAAGCGGAAGCAGCCGCATAGCAGCATATGAGGCAGGGCTTGGCTTTATCGGATTTGAAATTGATCCGTTCTATTTCCAGTTGGAAGAAGAACGGTTTTCTGAGTACACAAGTCAAACAAGCCTATTTCACATGGAGGGAAAGAAAAAATGATTCTTGAAAAACTTCACAGAGCAATCAACAACTTCAACAAGACATTCAACTGGCGGCGCTTCCGCCGCGATGCGCTGCACCTGGGAGAAAGCCTGCTGGTGTTCGGCGTGCTGTATGGCATTTTTTCAACCCTGATCTGGGGTGTCTGCTGGCTGTTCAAAATCAATTACAACCCAGATCTCATTGCCGTTGCATGGGCAGTGCCGGTGTTGCTGGACACTTTGGTCAAAAAGGCTTATGACTGGAACAATGAAGTCCGGGACTGGGATTGAGAGGTGGGAACGACCTATGGATGAAGCAACAAGAATCTCGTTGAAAGACCAGTTCAACAGCCTTTTGGTACGGGCTATTGAGGGTAGGCGCGGCGGTATGGCACTGATGCGGGTGCTGGAAGAACTGGACTTTTACAATTCCCCGGCCAGCGCGAAGCATCACCTGAATGTCCCCGGCGGTCTGGTGCTGCATTCTCTCAATGTGGCAAGAGCTGCCCTGGAATTATGCGACAAGATGCCGCAGTTTGCAAAATGCAATAAGGACGCAGTCTTGACCGCCGCGTTACTCCATGACGTTTGCAAGGCTGGGCAGTACATCAAAAAACCGGATGGCAGTTACCGTTATGAAGATAGCCACTTGATGGGACACGGTGAAGCATCCGTCAGCATTATCAAAGACTGGATTTTCTTGACCGACACGGAAGCCCTGGCAATCAGGTGGCACATGGGAGCATATAGCGGAGAGCAGGACTGGGGAACGCTCAGCAAAGTATACGACCGCTGCCCGGAAGCTCTGTGCCTGCACATGGCTGACATGATCGCAACGCACATCATGGAGGTAGAAGAGTGAGCAGAGGCACCGCCTACTATGATCTTCCGAATGGTGAGCGAATAGAACTGCCGACAACCCTGCCGGATGTTGAGGAAGTGCCGGGCCCCCTATGTGATGGAAAATTTGAATTGCCAGAAGCCGTAAAAGAAATGTTCAAGTGGATGGATGAAACATTCGGAACATGGGAAAGCGACTTCAGCGATTTCAAAATCTGGACAAAGTTGCGGAAAAACTTCAATCCACCGGAGCACTGGAAAGCGGTGCAGGATAAGCGCCGCAACCCTATTCCTCTTGGACGAAACACCTATTTATATAAAGCAAGGAAGATTCACAGTTTGGCAAGGAGCACACATACCCACGTTGCCCTGCAAAAGGGCACAGAGAAAAATGAACAGTGCAAGCACACATTCAAGATAACCGCTGCCCGGTGCGCGCCTTGCAGTGGTTACAATGTGGAGTGCGAACGCTACGAGAAAAACAATGCTGCTGATACAAAGCATGGTTCTTCTCAAACGTGAAATAAGCAGCCCTGCACCGCAGAAGCGGGGCTGCTTTTAGATGGCGCATGGCGCTTTTTCTAGGCATTGAGCGCAGCAAGCAGGGTCGGACCCTGTATGCGCCGAGTTGAGTTTTCCATGGAAGCCGGTACGGTCAGGAAATCAGCCGACCGGCATAGCGGAATGGTGCTGTACAGCAGCGTCCTCCTTTCCGTTAAAGCCCGGTGCAAAACCGGGCTGCCATTTCCGCAAAAGTCGCACCCGCATGGAATCGACGGGACCGGGTGCGCCGCAGCATGAGCGTAGAAATGCCCTGTTCAATCCGCCCAGGAACAAAAGCGGTAGGCCACTGCCGTGGCCGCCCCGTCCGGTGCTCTCTTTGCCGGACGGGTATGATATGCGGACGCATAGAGGATGACCCTGCTTCTGACTATCCCCCATGAGCAGGAAAGCCGGTTCGATGCCGGCCGTCCGTGCAAAAAGAAATGAGGTCAATATGATTCATCTGGGAGATATAACAAAAATCCACGGTGATGAAATCGAGCCGGTGGACTGCATCACATTTGGAAGCCCATGCCAAGACTTGTCCATTGCCGGACGAAGAGCAGGTCTTGCAGGAGAACGGTCTGGACTGTTCATGGAAGCTGTTCGGATCATAAAGGAAATGAGGTCAAGCACAAATGGATTGTGTCCAACTTTCGCTATTTGGGAGAACGTACCCGGAGCCTTTTCCAGCAACAACGGAGAAGACTTCCGGGCGGTTCTGGAAGAACTTGCCCGCATTGGACAACCAGACGCTGCCATTCCTGGACCTACGAGGGGGGGGCAGATGGAGCAAGGCCGGTGCAATCACCGGAAACGGATGGTCTTTGGCTTGGCGACAGCTGGACAGTCAATATTTCGGAGTGGCCCAGCGCAGAAAGCGTATCGCTCTTATCCTCGACCTTGGAGGTCAACGCGCCGGAGAAATATTATTTGAGCGCACGAGCCTGTCAAGGCATCCTGACCCGCGCATCCCGGCGTGGAAAGAAGTTGCCGGACTTGTTGCAAACCGCCTTGCTGGAAATGATCGAGTGGTGGGAGCCGGGGGCTTCTGCACGAGTGATGGAAGCATTGGCAGCGGAGGAGCAGAAACGGATAAGGCAGGAAAAGCTGGCGGCTCTGAACGAGAGGAAAGAACACCTGGAAGAAATAGCAGTGAAGCAGCTGCGTATTCGCTTAAAATCCGCTCTGGGTGCGCCGGAGGCGGAAAGGGCGCTCTTGTGCAAACAGAAAAAGTCGGGACACTATCGACACTCCAAGACCAAACGCTCTTCCAACTGATTCGAGAACCGACATACTGCATTAGCGGGAATACGGTTGACCGGAAAACAAACCAGAACGGGTCAGGCGTAAGAGAAAACGGATCCTTTACAGTTAACACTGTTGACCGGCACGCGGTGGTATACAGCATTCAAGAAGAAAACCCTGCGCAACCGGTAGTTTTGGAAAGCAATCAGGTTCACGCAACGGTCACGCAGACGGGTATTTGCCCAACATTACCGGCGAGTATGGGCCTTGGCGGCGGGTATGTCCCAATGATTACGGACCATCCAGCAGACAAGCCTGTTGTTTTTGAAAACCATGCGCAGGACGCACGGTACAAGGAAGCCCCCACCTGCTCCCCAACTGTCGTAGCCCGTTGGGGAACAGGTGGGGGAAATACGCCGCTCGTGGCCGTGCCGGGGCAGGTCACAAGCTACGGCATCGGCAATGGACAGGCACACGCCTACGCCAGTAAGGAAAAATCCGGGACGCTGGACACCATGCACGATGCGCAGGCTGTGGCAATCGAATACTCCGGCTGCCTGAATCCATGGGACACCCAAGCACGGCGGGTATATGGCGAAGATGGCACATTCCCAGCACTTCCGTCCAGAGAATCAGCGGGTGGGAACCAGCAGGCGGTACTTGCTGGGCAGAGAACAAGATGGATTGTCCGCAGACTGACACCAACAGAGTGTGAACGGCTTCAAGGCTACCCGGACGGATGGACAGACATTGGGGAATGGACGGACACCAAAGGGAAAAAGCATAAGCCAGCGGACAGCCCACGGTACAAGGCGCTTGGAAATTCCATTGCCCTGCCGCAGTGGTTCTGGATTGCCCAAAAAATGAAGTCATACATGGGCGATGGCGCAAAGTTGGGAAGCCTGTTTGACGGGATTGGCGGCTTCCCACTGGTATGGGAAGCTACATACGGCATCGGGACTGCTCGGTGGGCATCGGAGATTGAAGAATTTCCGATTGCCGTTACAAAGAAACACTTCCCGGAAAGGAAAGAATATGAAAATTGATGTGGGAAAAATCGCTCTGGTGGCGGTCATGATTGCAGGCATACAGACTGGCGTGCTTTATCACCGGATTGATGACCTGGAATGCCAGCGGGATATTTACAAGTCCCGGTATGAGGACTGGGAAGGCGTTTCAAAGGAAGTGGCAGAATACGCCGACACACTGCGGGATTCTCTGAAAGCACGGGACCGGCTGGATGGGAAGCTGCTGGTTGAAGATGCTGGAGATTTTCTCTGTACAGCCTATTGCACCGAAAAGCGAGAGCACATCTGCGGAACAGGAACCGGGATCACAGCCAGCGGTGCCCCCGTGGAAGCTGATGTGACGGTGGCGGCAGACCCGGACGTGTTCCCGTTTGGGACTGTCCTCTATATCGAGGATGTAGGAGTGCGGATCGTTCAGGACAAAGGAGCGGGAATCCAGGGAAAACACTTGGACATAGCCGTTTCTGGAAGCCACGAAGATGCACTGAGCTGGCAAGGCTATGGAACGCACCGGGTCTGGATCATCCAGGAGGCAGCGAAGTGATGTGGGGCAAGCTCCAAACGCACGGAGACAAGAAAAATGACGCAGAAGTTTTGGCTATTGCTGCTGCGGGTGCCCCGTTGGATGTCATGGCTATGTTTTTTGAATCACACATTGAGGAGTTGCCTGACTTGTGCGTTGAAAAACTTGCAGAAGCAGTTGATAAACGCGCCAGCGATACTCCATGTCACCGGGAATCTGAAAACTGGAAAGACCTTGCAGCTTGGGCAAGAATTGAACTTAAAAGGAGAAAAAGCAATGGACGGATTTGTGAAAACACTGGGTGTTCTGATGGTTTTGGCGGCTGTGGCACTGTGGGCAGCATTGATTTTCTTTGTGCCGGCCGCACTGATTAAATTCCTTTGGCTGTATCTGGTGGCATGATGGACAATGAAACACTGACACGGATCCTCTCGGCACGGTTTATAACGTGTAATGAACAGACCCGAAAAGGCAGTAAGGGATGCACGAAAGAGTGCAAACTCTATGAGCTGCAAGAGCCGGGCATGACCTGCCGGGACAGTGTTCTTCTCCACGCAGAGGAAGCAAAGAAAATTTTGAAAATAAGATCGCACAACTCCTGACACAGGCCGCCCGCTGCGGCGGCCTTTTTCGTGAGCATGGGAACAGGCCCGGCCCGGTTCAACTCCGGGATTGCCCAAAACTGAAAGGAGAATGCACCGATGCAGAGGTATTACATTTTGCTGAAAGCGACCGGTGCTGGTGGGTGGCCGGGTTGGCTGCCGTACCGGCTGGATGCGGACAGCGCCGAACAGGCTGTTGAAAAAGCCAAGGAGCAGGCCGAGAATCATTACCCGGAGTACGAAAAGTTTGAAGTTCAGGCTATCGAAATTGAAAGGAGAAGCAAATGAAGCTGGCAGCAATCGCAAAGCTCATTAAGGCAGATGGGTACTGTAAACTCTACAAAGTGTTCTATGACGATTGCAGAACCTATGATTTGTACATTGGAACCAAAACGGCAATCTTCCCGCTGACCGGATTTCCGAAGGCACAAAATGAAAGTGAGTTGGCAACCCTCCTGGGCATCAGCAAAAAGGAATGGGCAGACATCGAGTTTGATAATGACTGCCCGGATGATCTCCATCACATCGAAGGGATGGATTTGGACGACACGGCAGACGGAGAAATGGACTGCGTGACCGGAAGAATCGGTATCCGGTACTGCGGGTGTGAACTGGTTCCAATGATCGAGCCTGTTTCGGGAACGGTCGGTTTTGTGGATGCGAAGCAGATCATGCCAGTAGCAGATGAAATCCGCAAGAGCGGATATTTCAAATACTGCGCCAGGAAGATGGCGAGCGGCGGACGCTACTATGTTATCAAGGACGGAATGGTGGTGCGCGGTGCGGTGCTTCCTGTAAAGCTGGAACCTCTGGCAAAGTCTGGACTGCGTGAGCTTGCCGACATGGTGAAAAAGACTAGGGATGTTGCCGATGTGGAGGACTTGAGCGAACAGGAGGACAAAAACGATGCGTAAGACTTTGGAACTGCTGGCTTTGTCCACCTGCACTGCCGCGCTGTGCGTAACACTGACTGGGTGTGAAGCAGTCAAGGGCACAGCAAGCGGCGAAAAACCGGTCAAGACGGTATATGTTTACCTGCCGGACGGCACTTTACTGGACAAAGGACGGGCGGACAAGGTAAGTTCGTTTGCACACAATGATCGTATCGTGAAAGTCACGATTGACGGGAAAACATACGAGACCAGCTGGGCCAATGTGGTTTTAGTGGAGGAATAACGATGAGCAAGATTTTGAAAAGTGTAACCTTGGGTGATGTGAAAAATGGTGGCATCTTCAGGGCGCTGGGCAAGGAGTTTGTGAAGCTGGATGCAGACGAACACGGCTGTCTGGTACTGGCAAAGGACATTTGGACGAGAATGCCGTTCCGCGACGGCGACGACCCGGAATACCCCAACGATCTGCGCCGGAGCGAGATTATGCCATATCTGGGTAACTGCCTGGCAGAGTTTACAAAGAACGGCACTCCGCTGAGTACATTCATTCCGCTCAGAATCGACCTTCAGGACACGACCGGCCAGAACGAATACGGAATCTTTGAAGTGAGGATTGGCCTGTTGACCCTGCGCGGGTACGGAAAATATTGGCGGCTGATCCCGAAGGTAGATGCGCCGTGGTGGTTGGCAACGCCTTACGGTACGCCGAATTGCTCTCCGCGCACCTACGGTAACTACAGCGTCTGGAGCGTCGGCACCGATGGCTCCGGCTACAACAACTGGTACAGCAACTCCTATGGTGTTCGCCCCGTTTTGTGCTTTTCCTCTGCACTCTTGGTCTCTGTCGAGGACGAAAGAGAGGCCGGGTTTTCGCTTTCCGATGTTCCGCTGGATGACCTGCTGGCCGAAATCAAGAGCCGGACGGAGGGCTAATCATGGATGCGGTAAAAAATGACGTGAAGCGGCTGGTCAAAATTGAGCTGGCCGCTGCAAACAAGAAGTTTCGGATGTTTGCAGGGCCGCATGAGGGCGCGGGAATCATCCAAGAAGAAGTCGTGGAAGCTGCGAAGGAGATGAACGGTCTGCGTCAGGAACTCAATGCAATGTGGATGAATGTTTACTCCAACAATCCGCAGATTTCCACGAAGGGTGTATATGACCGGGCTGTTGCTCTGGCCGTGGAAGCTATTCAGACAGCAGCGATGGCCCGGAAGTTTGAGCGCAGCCAGCGCCGTCACTGGCCGGGGGCAAAGGATCCGCACTATGGTGAAGAAGAATGACGCACCTACCGAAATCGAGACCATCACGCTGACCATGAGCCGCCCGGTGGCCGAGGCTGTGCAAGCGGCCTGCGAGTGGTATCTGCGGCTGCACATGGGACAGTTTTGGGATCTGGCAGAAGACTTGTGCTTTGCAAAATTCTACTCGGACGCGGAAAACAATGCGTTTCAGAGCGAGGAACAGCGCAAAAACGCTTTTAATGTTGCGATAGGCCGCAGAAATACCATGCTGCTAGAAATGGAACGGCTGTACAGCAGATGCGTTCTCCCGGCCCCGACCTCAGACGTAATGAAGGTGCCGTACCGGGCAGAACAGGTATGGCTTGCCATTCGCCACGCCCTGGCATGGCATGACAAGCCGGAGGGCGATCCATGGAATGTGTGCTTTGATAAGCCGCTGAACCGCAGCGACCAGCCGCAGCCGGTAGTAAAACTCAATGAAAAGCAGGAGGCAAAGAAATGAGAAAGATTTTTATGGTGGGAGCATCTGTGGCGGCAAGCGTTTTGCTGATGACGGGATGCAACAAGCAGGTAATTGATTTGACCTACGAATATTCGCAGGCACAGATTAAAATGCCGGATGGAACCGTAATTGAGGGCAAGGTGGATAGCTGGAACGATTATGAAGGCGACCAGTTACAGGTCAAAATTAACGGAACAACATATCTGGCCCATTCGTCAAACGTGGTCCTCTGGCACTGAGCAAGGGCAAAGTTCGGGATCGAGAGGAAGAAGTTGCACCCGAATCTTGAAGATTTTGAGGTTATGAAGTTGGAGAAAGTGCAATGAGACAGAACGGAGCAATGTTTATCTGCAACCGGTGCAGAAAGCAGGTGTTCGCGGAACGGTTCGACGATGGTGTGTTTGACCAGAAAGCATTGGATGGTTGGGCGCTTGAAATGAGAAATATCCATGGAATCGGAGATCTGTGCCCGGAGTGCTACAAAGTGTACCGCGAAACGATGGATCGTTTTTATGAAGGTGGCCGACATGGAGGGTAAGACAGATAACTCCCAGAAAAAGGAAGAACACGATTCTTTGAAACCTGCAAGGGATGCCATTGCAACTGCTATGCGGGCCGCCCAATTTGCGAAAGCGATCGGCACCCCACTGCCGAAACCACTTAAATGGCAGCGTGAATTCTATGACGCTACCGGTGTGTTTCCATACGGCTGGTATGAGTGCCCGGTATGCGGGTACAGGACAGATTGGGAACCGCACGCCTGTCCGATTTGCCACACACTGCTAGAACCGTGACGAAAGGAACACAGGATGATGGAACCTGAAAGAACCTGCTGCACCTGCCGCTGGCATGAGGGCTACACCTGGGTATGCTTCAACGGAAATTCTCCGAACCGTGCCGACTTCACTGACCCGGAGGACACCTGCGAGTGCTGGGAAGTCAGAACGGAAGAAAACAGCATCGGTGACTACGAAGTAAACTAATCAAGCTCTAATCAAGAATTAAGCAAGCCCGTCGTTAAATTGCCGCCCTGACGAGGCGGCAAGGGGCTTGTATGTGTAACTTAATCTAGCGACCACAGGAGAAAACAAGCCGGGGAAAGCGGGGGTCAAGGGGGAGAAAACGAGGGCGGGTCTGTATGGCTTGAAGGAATGAGAAACTTAAAAAGACCTGCCCGGCGTTGTATCCCCCTTGTCCTGCGAAGCCGTGTGTGTTTGGTCCACAGAAAAGAAAATCCCAGTAGAGCTTTGCGGAAGGAGGAAGTGAACGGTGCGGGCATGGTACATTCGGGAACAGAAACACATTCTCGGAACATCCGATTATGCAGAAGTGGATCTCTTTGAAACGACGGACAAGGAACACACCGCGAGCACCCGCCGCAAAAGAGAGCTGGCAACCTCCATTGCGCAGCAGAAGTATAACGACATGATAGCAAGGCGGTATTTCTGCCAGCTGGCCTATACGAATTTCGGGGAAAGCGACTGGGCAGTCACGTTTACATACGACCACAACCACCAGCCAGCACCCGGAGATTTTGACCAAGTAGACCGGGACTGGACGAATTTTACTCGCCGCTTGAAGCGCTTCTGCAAAAAGATGGGTCGAGAAGCATCCAAGTGGATGCAGGTTGCAGAGTACAGTGTGATGGACGAGGACGGGAAAGTTACCGGCAGACACCACCATCATGCGATCCTGCAAGGCAATCTGACATGGCAGGAGATCAAGGACTTGTGGCGGGACAGCACCGGGCGGCCGATGGGGCTTGTGAAAGTTGAACCTATCGACCTGACCTGTTCCAGCTTTGAACGCCTGACAACCTACATGACGAAAGCCCGCGCCCGTATCCGGCGCTGGCGACAGAGCCAAGGGCTGCAAAAGCCGAAAACCCCGCGCCCGAACGACACCAGATGGAGCCGCAAGCGCTTTGACGAAGCGTTTGCTTTGCCGGATGATCGTGAATACTGGGAGAAAAAATACCCCGGCTATACCCTGCGCGAGTGCGAACAGCACATCACGGGAAACAACACCAAGCACCTGATCGTGAAGCTGAAAAAGAAGCCGGACACACGGCGGAAGAACAGGAGGAACCAGCCATGAGCGCCAGACTGGAACTGGACGACCTGCCGCCGCGCTACCGTGCGCAGGCGGAGGCTCAAATAGCGGCCAGACAACGGGGAAAGTGTACCCATACGCAGCCAATGGCGGAGGCCGCAAGCGCTGCTGGGCGGTTGAACAAAACTTTTGATTCCTACGGAGAGTATGTGTATTACATCGGCACAATCTTGCCCGGCATTCAGTCCGGCAAGATCGTGTCAGCAGAACCGCACCCGAAGTGGACGCTGCTGCAAGAGGAAGAATACTGTGCAGTGAAACTCCCGGCGGCGCATTACACGGCAGACTATAAGCTCACCTATGCAGACGGACGGGTGGATGTGGTCGAGATCAAGTCGAAGTTTACCCGGAAAGCACAGCGGGATTATATCTATCGCCGTAGGCTTTTTATCGACCTCATAGCCAAACCGCAAGGATGGGGATTTGTTGAAATCATTACACCGGACACGAAAGCAGAAACGAAAGAGTGGAAGCGCCTGGCCGAACAGGCGGGAAAGGATTCATCATGGGAAAAAGCAGGGCAAGGATGCCAGCATTCTACCGGCAGAGCATCCAGAATGCAGTGAATCAGCAAATCAACATCGGCAAGTCGAAGCACCGCACGACGCTGAACCGTGAGGCAATCGGGCAGGTCGTTTCGTACTGCGCAGTTGCCGCGGCACATGATCTCTGGGACTGGGGCGAGAAAGAATCTACGCTCCTGACCTTGAAGATGAACAATGCTGCATCCAGGTATATCATGGATCACGACAAGTACGGTGCACCGGAAGCCCTCAAGCGGCTGGAAGCACGCACTGCCCACCTGATGCCGGAAGAATTTTGGCTCCCGGCGGGTGGTCTGGTAGGCTCTGAAAAAAAGCTGCGTGTTCTGGCTGAACGCCGAGACGCTGCAAAGATGATCGTTCGTTTCTTTGCGGAATCACTGGAAGAAATGGAATATACCCCTGAACAAATTGAGGCCGTGAAGGAAGAAATCAAGAAAAATTACCAGCAGTTCCTCGGCTGGGTGGACGATGGCGGAGAAGAAGTTGCCTATGATCGTCTGCGCCGGGTCATTGAGGACATTTACGGCGTGGGTGCCATGGTGGAGCGCGTCAAGGGTGAAGAACCCATTTTCGGAGAACCCCTTTTCAAGAAAGATTTTTGATTTTTTGGGAGGACTGAGCAGTGAAAGTACACGAGGCGGAGGCAATCTTGAAATATTATGCGGACATCCCGCAGCGGATAGAGATCATCCGCCGTCAGTGCACCGCACTGAGCGATGAAGTGGACCCTATGCGGGGCATGGGCACCGATGGAATGCCCCGTGGCGGAACGCCCGGGGACAGCACGGCGGCGATGGCCTGCCGGATGGATGAACTGGGCATTGGAGACCAACTGCGTCAGCTGGAACGGCAGCGGGCTGGGTTACTGGAAGATCAGAACATTATCCGAGGACAAATGAACCGGCTGGACAGTGGCCACAATCTGATTTTAACGGAGTTTTACATCAGCCACAAAAAATGGCACGAAGTACAGCAGAAAGTTCCATACAGTGTGCAGCACTTGAAGTACCTGCGAAACGTCGCTCTTGCACAGCTGGGAAGGAACCTGGAACGGCTCCCGGAGTGCGCCGCTTTATTATCGCGTGCGTTAAACACGCGCGAGGGACAGCGCCGAGCGGATGCCTGGGCGGAGGGTGACATTCTCTTATAGGCAAGGCTGCCTGCGGAACTTCATGTGCAGGCGCTTCCGCAAAATCGTGTCCGATGGTCGTAGAAAAACAAACACGACTACCCCAAAAATGTGAAAACAGGCATAGAAATAACCCGGCGGGCAGTTGGCCTACCGGGTTTCGTGCAAAGGAGGACAAAGTTATGGGAAAGAAGCATAAAAACAAGGTTCGGGTGCTGCCCGGAAGGATGTATAGGCTGGTGCGGAGTGACAGGAGCGTATACTGTGACGCAGAGAACGCGCTCAGAACCTGCTTTATCGAAGAAACCAAAGAGCAGCAGGCCGCACGGGAAGAGGGCGAACTGTGCCGGTTCGTGAGGATGGCACCGGATGGTGGCGTTGAACTGATTTCAAACGCAGGAAACGTAGTCCGTTTCAAGAACGCAGAAGATCTTACGAAAACGCTGCGTTTCGCAAAAGATGTGCTGAGAATTACGGAGGTCTTGAAAAATGGGAATCAAAATTGAATTGAAAAAACGCATCGAGAAAACCATCAAAGAAAGAGCAGCCAAGAAATTGAGTAAAGAGGAACGCCGAAAATGGGATTCCTGCCCGGTAGTTCTGAAAGACGAAAACGGGAACGTGTCTATGTTTGCACTGGGGTCGGATGTTATTCGATTCAAGAACAAAGAAATGGCAGAAGCGACAATGGACGCTGTTATGCGGTTATTCGATGAAACGGAATGATGGAATCTCGATGGTTTCATTCATACGTTTCGGAAATCGTCCACGGTGATTCTTTCGCAAATGCTGCTGCACGATGTAGCCAAGTGATTCCATAGACAATTTTTCCGAGGATATAACACGAAGCGCGGAATCTTTGCTGGCTTGAACGGTATATTCAATTTTACCTCCAGCAAGATTTTTGGTACTTATTCTAACCTGCTGTCTGTTCTGCATACAAAGTCCTTTCAACACTTTAAGCCCGTCAGGTCATCGACCTGGCGGGCTTTTTGGATTTCGTGATTTACTTTTCGTGCGGCGGCTGGTCATCCGGCGGAGCGTTGCGCTTGAAGATGATCTGCGGTTCGTTCGGATCCCGGCCTTCCTCTTTGGCGTTCTGGGCGATTTCGTCCATCAGGCCGACAGGAAAACCGTTTTCGTCGAGCGGCCCATCGTAACCGGTGAAGTCAACGACGTTCACGCAGGGCGGTTCGGGGATGGTTTTGTAGTATCTGCCGTCCTCATAGTTCTGATCCGTGACCCGGTTCCAGTAACCAATGTCTCCATGCTGCTCCTGGGCGGCTTCCATCGCTTCCCGTGCCTGTTCTTCAGTCAATCCGTCGAACAAGAGCCGGGAGCCATCAGCAAAGGCGGCGACCAGCCGCCAAGGGGCGAAAAACTCTGCATCTTTCGTAGAAATGCCTCCTTCTGGGCAGTTAAGCCCCTAAATTGTAGGTTTTGTATCAAAAAGGCGGGTTAAATATGCCGAAATATCATCTTTAGCAGAAAAAGATGAAGTTTCGTTGTCAGGATTTCGATTTCGTGGGGGTGTGCCCATTCAGGCAGCGATTGAAACCGCGTTTCGTGAGGGCATCGGTAACTCTGTCCTCTGGGAAGTAGTAAGTAGAACCGTCTGCCGCAGGAACAGCCCCGGCGGGATGCTCTGCACCGGTGTACCAGTCCGTTTCCGTGTCATACTTGCGGTGCAGGTACTTGTAAACGTCACGCTGGGCTTTGTCGAACACCTCCACGAAAGAGAAGGATGCACAAGGGGGCAGCTCTTTTGCCAGCATGGGTGCGTTCTGCGCCAGCCATGCAGCCATTACGGTTTTGGCTGCATTTCGTTTCGGCTTGCCTTCCCGGTGCACCACATCCAGCAGCTGCACAACAAAGGGCTTTGGCAGATCGTTCAGCACTTCTTCCAGCGGGTACGGATTTTCGTGCAGCAGGGGCGACGTGCGCAGCTCCGGCACGAGATCCAGATCGTGACAGGTTACAGGCTTCTGGCGGTCGTCGATGCGCTCACTGGTGTAATACAGCATATCTTTGATTGCGTTCTGTGCCGCGTCGGAAAGCTGCTCCACCAGAGCAACACTGTCTGCAAAGCTGATCTGCGCCTCGTTTCGTTCGCCGGTGCTGCGGCCCGTCTTATAGGCCGTGTCGATGATGCCAAGTTCCATAGCCAGCCGGAAAATGTGCTTGCAGGGCTTTTTGCGCTTTACAAAATCGTTGCAGGTGCAGCTTGCAAGGCTGGTCTGGTACGGCTCTTTGCCGGATCCATAGAAAACCCCGGTTTCGTGTTCCTTGTCCACAGAAAGCGGGCTGGTCTTGCTCTGCTGGGCGCTGGCAAGGCGCTTTTCTTCGTCAGTGTCTGCGGGATGCTCTGTCCAGGGGCCGAAGGCGGGAATCATAGTCATAACGGGAAACCTCCTTTTCGTGTTTCGTTACTGTCATGATAGAGCAAAACGCAAATAAAAGCAATAAATTAGAACAAGATTTCGTGACGAGATGCAAGAATAACCCCGGCGGGCTGCCGGGGCTGGCTGTCAGAACGGCAGGCCGGTATAGTTG